ATTTCTATATGAGGCCCCTCCACCTCGTAATACCCCACAGACGTGATCAGTTCTAAAATTTCCGGATAATCAGGCCTACTATTAAGCTCATCTTCAAAACCTATCATGCTCAACTTATATTCCATAAAGTTATCATACTTATGGTGTAAAAGGTTCATGATCATTTTGTTACGATTGATCGAGTAGGCACCATGTTTAGTGTAAATATGGCTGCAAAATTCGAATTTATCAATTACCGGTTGATAATCTTTGCATCTAATACCGTACTTTAAATATTTAGCAATGGCGTCAGGAACTGTATGCTCTACTGAGTCGTCGCCGGCGGCTATGATTTTCTTTGCTCCTATAAGGTTGGCAATTCTAACCCGCATCCAGGAGTTCCTCTACTGGTACGTAGTTTACCTGAATTGACAATACCCTTAAAAGTGGGCATAACCATTAAACCATCAGAGAACTGATATATAGACTCAGACTCTAGGACGGCTTTCGAGAGCATAATTTTACTCCAATCCTCTGAGGGATTTAAGCAAAGTTTGATAAGGCTCTCCGCTTCATCTAGAATCTGCCACTGTTTGACTCCCCAATCCCAGCCTGATATGTCAGCATATGACATATCGTAGCCAGAATCAATAACATCGCGATACACAGACATGTTATTTTTGTGGGTAAAGCCAATACCGGGCTTGGAGGGAATGTTTTCCCAATTTAGGATTTCCAACTTACAGACATGACGAGAAATCAACATCTCAATCATCTTGTCTATGAGGGAAACCGACATAATCAGTCTAACCCGCCCTTCATTGAGCTTGGATCTACTGTGTGGTTCATTCTTAACGAAAACTCTCACAGGATCTACTAGCCCAAAGTCTATTCTTTGTTGTCTGCTCATCTGCCTTAAAACGTCATAAGGGATGTGCAAGATCTTTTCCAATCTATCCAGAACGGTGTCGTTAAAACTCTCACCCATAGCTGAGAGGTATTGATCATTTCTATTGCTGAAATACGCACAAGGAACACCGGGACTCGCGTCGGGTTTCACGTACTCTTTCATTTCATCAATATATTTAGACCATAACTGTCGATCATACTTGGATAAGAAATCTGGATTATTGAAAGTTTTATATAGAGGTAATAAGTGTTTATTTGAAAAATCTAATTCATCTTGACTAGGAGTATAATAAGAGGTGATGTGTTTATCGCATTGAAGTTTAAAACTTATTTTCTCGGCTGTTGCGCCTCTTTGAGGCCAACCATACTCTTTAAGTTCTGGCTCTTTTGCAACGGCTGCAAGCCACTTTTCGGATTCTTCTCTGATTGTTTCACCGAAGAATTTAATCCTGCTGTGGCCAACGACCCTGGCTTGTTGGCAAAAGTCACTTTCTTCACACCACTTGTAGAAGCCCCCTGTGTGTTGGGGGCCTTCAAGTTTAAAGGTTGTTCTAGAACTGGAGTATTCTCAACAATTCTTTCTGTAACAGCCTTTTGGCGATTGCGTCTTCTCCTCTTATTTCTAGTTTCAGTTTTGGGAGCATCAGAGACTAATACTGTTTCCTTATTGCTTTGGAGCTTTGGCTCAACAATTTTATAAGTAGCTAAACAGTGGGGAGTGTCGTAGGATGCTTCACCCTCCTTATAGTCTTTGAAGACAACCTGTCCGGCATTGGTCTCATTCCTCTGTAATTCAGAATTCCATTTGCCTTTCTCTAATTGTGCTCCCTGTATCGGGTAAGGACTTTGGTTAAGACGCTCTATGAAATCTACAGCCTCGGCTGTAATCTTGACTTCAGGTTTATCAAATTTTCCCAACAAAGGGAAAATTCTCTTAACGTCTTTAACATAATCTGGAGCAGTTTCCAACGTGCCTTTTTCGTCTCTACTAAGAAGAAAAGCGACCTGTTTGGCTATCTCCAGAATTCTTTCTTCCGAAGTGTTAGCCTCATCTTTGAAGTCAGAAACTCTTTCATTTCTGACTAAAGCGTGGCCACAAGCTCCGCAAGTGTAACCTCGGGTAGTTTGTAACATGGCGCAACGGCTACACGTCCACAAACCTTCTTTTCGTGATCTTTTACTGGATCCATAAGTTCTCTTTTCAGAGTTCTCGTATTTCTCTAGTCTTTCACGAATTTTCTCATCTCTTTCCAATTCTTCATCATATGATCCAATATAGGATGTCTCATAATCAGGATTGAAACGTTTTTCCATGAGATCTATTTCCTCGGCCCAATTCCTTTCTTTACCGTGATAATTCAAATCATCTCCTATGGCTTCATAAGTGTATATTAACGAACCAGCAGCGCCCTCCTCGTATTTCCTCATACGGGGCTGGTTTGCTGTCAGATCTTGTGACATGGGAGATTCCTTATTATTTCTAAACATTGGGGGTATTACACCGATATTATAGTGTTTATCACCACCTTCAATGTGGACTCCTATGATTCTATTTCTAGAATCCAAAATAGGAGCTCCTGAAGAGCCAACTATAGTGCTAGCACTGTAATTGACTAACCAGGGTCTTGTTTCATCCATCCTTATCGCAGCCATAGCCACACAGGGCCTATTCTCAAACATTT